TTGAAAATAAGTACCTAATCATGAGCTTAGGGGTATCTGCTTATTGATAGAAAGCTTCGTAGCATGTGATGTGACTTTACGAAACCTAATTCCCTCGAATGTGAGGAAATTAAAACTCGGCAAATCATCATCTTATATAGCCAACCAGTTCTGCGGTTGAACAAAATGGTAAGACAAGGAGATTGATATGTCTAAAATAAGGAATTTTTTGAAACATATTCTAATAACGTTAATGATCGTAGTTCCTATTTACTGTATATTGTCAGTCCGTTTGCAAACTTCTGAAACTATAGCTTCTGGAATTGTTTATAACAACCAAAACAATAGCATATTCACTGGCAACACGTATTTCAGAATCCGTGCGTCAGAAAATACTATAGTAACAGGAGAAAATATCAGTAGATTCTGTCTGCCGCCAAATTCGCCATACACTAAATTGGTGAATGAAGCCGCCAAAGACAAGAATATCAAGGTGGTTGTTACAAGCAGCAAGGTGTTTACGATGGTCCTGTCTCCTTGGCATTGTGTTGATAACGTTAAGGTCGAGAGGTTGAATTAAACTAAACCACTAATTTTGTGGACATAGAGAAAGGAAATCAATGAAACAAATCACAGTCATAGACGCTAGCAGCGATATCAAAAACAAACTCCCAAAAGAATATAGAAACATGAAAGTGAGGTTCTTTCAGTACAGTCTAGATGCGTTTTATTATAAAAGTGACGACATATCTATTCTCGCCGATTGCGAATACGAAGGGGGCGACAATTGTTATCCTCAAGAGTTGCTATACGAAGAGACCGTTGAAGAGTTATTCAACAGTAATGACTGGAGTATGTTTATTGTATTCGACAAACGTAAGGATGACAAAGATGAATAATCGCAAGAGAGAGCTTATTGAACACTTAGTAAGGTCAATTGACTATACAAAAGAAAGAATATTGTATTGGGAAAGGCTTAGAACGAGAGAAAGCTACGACATTTTTGTACGATTGAACGAAAGCGACAAAGAGAATGAACTAGTCAAAGTCGAATACAAAGACGATATCGTAAAGCGAATTATCGATGACTACAAGCGAAGCTTCAAAGAATATGACAAAGCACTGGACGAGCTGCTGGAGGAGAAATAATGACAGACGAAGATTTAATGACTCGCATCAAGATTGTTGTAGACAATCTATCTTATAAGATTGGTGATTTAACCCTGATGTATGAGCATAAACAAGTTGACCCAGACGATTTTTACAAAGAAGCTAGTTGCATAAAGAGCGATTTTGTCGAAAGTATTATGGATCTGGTTAAAGAACATGAACAGCTGTTGGAGGAGAAATAAATAATAATGAAAATCTATAACGTAGAACGCAAGGAAGCATATGACCCAGACACGGAACCTAGCGAGATAGATGACGATGATTTGCAATATCTAGATAAAAAAGACTACGAGTATATTATCTGTAGTTATGCTCAGGATATGTGGTCGGGCGAAGGTGCGGCAGTCCTTAAAGATATAAATGGTAAGTTTATGTTTATAGAATTAGGTCATTGCAGTTGTTATGGTCCGCTAGAAGAGCGTAATCCGAAATGCATCTATTCACTAGAAGAAATAATTAAGTTGTTAGATAAGCATTGCAAAGATACTTATGGTGGATATGCCAAAGCTGTTGCTGAAAAACTTAAGGAATTGGAGGGATGAATAATGATGAAAGATAAGTCATCTATAGAAATAGAAACTAGCTGCACACCCGCACCTCGTCCGTATATTGTAGACATTACTAGTATGCCATATAGAACTCGCGATAAGAAAAATATGACATACTACATCATAAAATATTCAGACGGTAGCATTCACAGTTTTAAGAAAGAAGAAGGTGAGACCGATAGGGCTAGTCGTCTTAAGGTTAAGGCTATTACTAGAAAATTTAAGGAGATAGTAGAGAAAAGGAAAGGTATTCAAAATGAAGGACGATAACGATGCGGATATAGCTGTCATACTGCTTTTTGTCGTGGCAGTCACCTGCATAGGACTTGTAATATCCAGACAGGAGGAAAACAAGAAAGCGCTAGAAGTAAAAAGAAAAACTGGGACTCAAGTTTGCCAGAGAGTTTTCGGTAAAGATTATGTATATCAAATACCAAAAACTATATACGAAACACCTTATTGTCTAGGCAATGACGGTACACGTAAATATCTGAAAAGGGATGAGAATGGAAACATTAATCAATAGATGCCCGTCAAAGTCATATATGGATAACTCAATAGTATGCGATAAATGCGGAAAGGTTATTAGATATCGTGGTGTGTATGGATATTCTCATATATGCAGTGGACATATGAAAGAAATAAACAGGCATTTCAAAAATGCTATTATGTTTGCAAGTACTCGAGAGGAGGTTCGCAAAGCATGTGAGGCGCGTGACTATGCTAATGCTCTATACAATCCAGAGCATAAGTATATTAGAAATAATGATATATAAAAGATATTTTTGGAGAAAGTTATGCATAAAAATACTATAGTAGGCTTTCGGCCGTCAGGTAGATTGCATTTAGGGCATTATGTCAGCGTGATAAAGCCAGCAATAGAATACAAAGCAGATATCCTGATAGCTAAACATCACGCGCCACTGTCGGAATCTGAATATGAGGAGCAAGCGTTGAGCGTACTCAGAATGTTCAAGTTGAGTGGTCAAGTTGTCGAGCAGAAATTGGATGTCGCTCTACTAGCTAAACTGTTAGCTGTAACACCTAGTCACTTACTGAATGCCATGCCGCAGTATAAGGCTAAAGAAAAGACCGCACTAATGTACATATATCCAGTGATGATGGCTCTAGATATTGCAGGTTACGATAGAGTAATTGTTGGCGAAGATCAGCGTCCTCATATCGAATTTGCAAGAGATATCCTGCCGCGGGTTGGGTTGAAGTGCCCAGATCCAATTTATACAAAATCCAAGATTATGGATTTAAGACATCCTGACCGTAAGATGAGTAAGTCTGAGCCAAAGTCGTGTTTATTCCTGGATGATGAAGATTATGAACGCAAGATCATGAAAGCAGTCACTGACGCAAAAGGATTATCAAATTTGAGAAACATATACATAGAGTTGGGTGGTCGGTCTGATATTGAAAACATGAGTAACTACGATCTAAAGCGAGCGATTGTAGAATTGTATAAAAGTCTCTAGCGACTTTTGAAGATTTTTATCGGATCCGTAAATATGATATAATTTAATTAACTCACAAGACGCGGGCGACTAGCGAGGATGTTGGTTATGTCCAAAACTACAGCCAAAAGCAAGCCTAAGTCTTCTAAAAAGCCGCCTACAAAAACACCTAAAAAGAACGGGCGTCCTACAAAATACTCTGATAAACTAGCAGATAGAATATGTCAGAAAATAGCAGAAGGCTATTCGGCGCGCTCTATATGTAAAGAAAAAGATATGGTCTCTATGCAGACACTTTTTCGTTGGCTACGAGAAAATGATAAGTTTCGTGAGCAATACGCGCAAGCATGTAAAGAACGATCATACGCGCAAGCTGAAGAGATTATTGATATTGCAGATAACGCCACTAATGACTACATGGAAAAGCTTGAGGGCGACGGCTATATATTTAATAGCGAGAATGTGCAGAGGTCGCGTTTAAGAATCGATACACGCAAGTGGCTGATGTCTAAGATGAATCCAAAAGTTTACGGCGACAAGCTGGATATGACTACAAACGGTAACGATATAGGAGTAGCTCTAAGTGCAAGACAAGCAGAGCAACTACTTAAAGCCAGAGCAGACCGTCGGGATTCTTAGAGAAATTGCAGATAACGGCTCTTTTGCCGAGTACTGCATTGCTATAGATCCAAAGTACCAGCTTGAGTGGTTTCATGCCGAGATTGCTAAAGAGTTGGAGCAAGGATATCGTCGATTGCTGGCTGGCGAAGATGTCCGATTGATGATTTTTATGCCGCCGCGGCACGGCAAAAGTGATACAGCCACGCAGAAATTCCCGTCGTGGGTGTTAGGAAAAAGCCCGAATATTCCAATCGTAGTCTCATCTTACTCTGCAGAATTAGCATCAGATTTTGGACAAAAAACTAGGGATATAATGCAATCTGCTACTTACACTAAGATGTTTTCTACACGCTTACGAGCCGACGCTAGAGCAAAA